CCGCCAATCTTCAGCGCCATTACCAAAAGCAACAGTAAGATACCATCCCACTGCTCCCACCCGTTGCTAACTAGCCATAGGATATAGGGCTTGCCCGTTTTTTTCTTGACCAATGTATATATGTTAAGACCTGTAGCACGATTCATGCGGAACAAAATGATAACGCTATGCCCGACGACGTATGAACTCTCAAAGAAGATGCCAAATTTTAGTGGATGGGTTCGTAAGATGATTCTAGAAAATGGAAAGAAGACAGGAATAACCAAGCCTGATCGTGAAATGTTACATCGTGAGTGTGATACTTTTGTTGTCGCACGATGGCAGCACATGATGGATGGAACTTATGCATGGTTTGGATATTGTGAAACTTGTCAGTGCGACGTACAGTGGAAGGTGAAATCATGAGTAGGTATGCTAAACCATGTTTAGTCTGTGGCGGTTATTACCCAGGGGATTGCAAATGCGATCAGGAAACTTGTCCATGCGACGGATGTTGTATCCTTCGAGGTGAAGAAGAATGAGTAAAGATTATTCTTGGCATTACTCTCAAGCTCGAGAACAATGGGTTGACAAATTCTTTAACGAACACCATCCAAAACATGAGGAATGGAAACAACTTCGGCAGATGTTTGAGATCGATGAACTTCCTGATTATGATGAAGAATTAAGATATGCTCTGGAATCTTTTGATGAATGTGAACAAGTTAAACTGATCTACGACACAACCCATGGTCATTGTCTAAAGATAAAATGGGAACACGGCGCATGGTGGACTGGAGACAATATGCACTTCTACTATTGCATCTTACTTCCAATCGATAAAGTAGAGATGTATGAACCTGCAGCTTTAACTCGAATGAAACCTAAGCAAAGAAAACTTTGGCATCGATCTTAAATCCAAAGCCAAGCCATCAGAACATAGTCTGCAACAGTCGCTCCAGCAACCGTGACCAATGTAGCAATTGAAAGAAAGACGTTAAACTTCATCAAAGATTCCAAAGATGTTTCTTTTGCTTCTTTTTTCTCTTGACGTGCCATTAGCCACTCAGCAAATCTTGTAGTTGTTGTTTTCTTTTCTTCAATTGGAGTTTCTGTTTCTGTACTCATATAATCATGCCTCCCATTCCTACGAGTGCGGTATCTTCGTACCGTCGTATTTCTGGAGTGTATAGATTGAGCGCACCAACGCCACCTAGTTCAATTGCTGCAGATGCTAATGTTGTAGCAACAAGATCTGCGCTTTGATATGCAATTACTGGTATTCTTATTAGGGGATGAAACTTAGCCAATGTAGTCAAAGGAACTGAAGTGTCTTCGAAGAGAATTTCTTCAAGCCAAACAAGTTCAGGAGCAAGGGACATATCAATCCTCATCGTGTGATTGTTGAAGCTCGTATGATCGCATCAAGCGGTATAGGTATTGGAACTCTGGTTCTTCTTTTACATCAGCACCTAAAACAACTTGACACCCTGGTACTAGGATTGAAGTAAATTGTGCTGTTTGATCGGCATTATTAGCTTGAATAAATCTGTAAATGTAAACACGATCAGAAGCAGTAGGATAAGCAGAACCCATGTTGCTTTGACTTAAAGTCGGAAGAATTGCAGTAGATCCTTGATCTGTAGTTCGAACACAATTTCTAAACCGATAATATACAAGTTGCGACCAATCGGTTATTGAGTTAGGTAAGCCGGCGCCTAATGCATATTCTGTTAGTAATTGATCTGAAGGTATTGGAGAAGTTGTTAACACAATTGCTTCTCGAATGTCATCACCAGTGTGTCCACCTTCTATTGATGGGTTGTACGGTTCTTGTATTGAAACAGTTTTAAAAAACAAAGTTTTCTCACGTTGGGTCATACCAGCTAAATCAAAATAAGATTCTTGGACAACTACTGCATATCCAGGGTTTGCAATCAATGTCGACATGTTTCCGCCGTTAGTAGTTGCACTAACTGAACCGCCTACTATTGAAAATAAAACATTACCTAATCCTTTGACTAATAATTTCATTTTAATGACCTCTTTCTTTCATCCGATCTCTTCCAAGACTTTGCAGCTTGTTTGAAGACTGCTGCATGTTTCTTACGAGGATGTTTCTTTTTGAGTGATGCCATCTTCTTTTTCATGTATTTGTTATACGCGGATGGTGCTCGCTTTACTTTCTTAGCAACCTTCTTTGCTTTCTTAACAGTAGTTTTACCACTTTCCCCCAGGTCTTTTATTTCCTGGAGCAATCTGATAACTTCATCAATAGACACTGAGTCCACCTCAGTTATCTGCAGCTGTTGATTGAATTGCAATGGCCATGAAGTCTTTTGCACTGAGGGAAACAATAGATGCATTGACTCGGACTGTAATGTTAATATCTGCAGATCGTGCAGTTGTATAAGCTGTAAGATACAATTGATCATTAACGACATATCGACCATCATCTGAACCTTTTCCAAAATTGTCAGGATAAAGGTCTGCATTTTGTGATAGATATGCATCAATGTCTTGAATAAGGTCTGCACTAGCAACTAAGGCTCTATCATTGGCAAAAACCAAACCGCCACGGTTAAGGTCGGTAACTTGACAAACAACATGACCAGAACCGCCCATTGAAGTGTTGACTGCAACTGCACCACTAGAACCTTGGAAGATGAAATCAACTGAATGTATTTGTAGGGCTTGACGATCTCCAACGTCAACATATGACCCAAGGTCAATAGTTGCAAAAGTTGCAGTGTCTGCTGCAGTCAGAGTTATTCGTTCGGTTAAGGTAAACATGCTTGTCTTTTTTGTAGCCATAATAATCACGGGTGGAGCAGCAAGCAGTTATCAGACGTATGACGATCCAGAACGTTCCTGCTTACTCCTCCAAACTAACCTATCATAATAGGGTCTTTAAGCATTTGCAGTCCTATCTTCGCGGCGAAGCCGCCAATCTTCAGCGCCATTACCAAAAGC